TGGTTCAGCTGAATACCCAGTTTGCACGATATCAACAACTACTGGATCAGCTGTTGAAACTACTGATGTAGATGTTGGTGGTGTTACAATTGTTGGTACAACAGTGTCTGTTACAGCAAGTGGTAATTCAGGTAATGGTTGTGTTGTAGCAGTTGATTGATTAACAGTTATGTATTGTATTTCTGTAGTTCTAGCTGTAGACGATGTTGAAGTTGAAGAATTATATATTGTTTGATTACCAATTACATCGTTATAAGACAACTCAGCTGATCTAATTGTTAGTTTAGATCTACTTTGTTGAGTTGCAAGTTGTATACCAATGAACGAAGCAGATGCTTGTGATGTTATATTATTAAACTGCGTTGCTAAGTTGTTTATATCAAGCAACCTAAATTGCAACTCACCCACATTAAATCTATTGTTTGGAATTATAAAAATTCCATACATATTACCGGAGTTATCAACCGTTAAATTACCAAATGTAGAGGAATCCGGATAAATGAACCATCCGTTGGCGGGTGATTGATGCGCTTTTTTTCCAGATGTAGTATAATACGCTTTTTGATCTGAATTCCAAGTAGGTGTAGCTCCTGTCCATTTTTCAAGCTGACAACAATAATCCGTAATATCAACATTTTCGAAAAATGCATACATTTTTGTACTAGGCTTTAACCCAGTTGCTAAAAATGTTACTACTTGATTCTTTAAATATGGTAATATTGCTACGTTTGTAATAAAATCACCGATTACATAATCAGATGATGATGAAACAACATTAAGTTTTGTACCAGTTCTTGTTTGTTCTTGCGCGACTGTTGTTGTCGTTACAGCAGTTGTTGTTGATGTTGATCCACTTATAGATGTGGACGTTTTTGTATCTGATGTTATAGTTGGATCACCACTATTAGTCCAAGATCTCCAAGTAGTACCCCATGCTTTTTGCAAAACTGCCCAGTTTTGTGATGTATCTATATTATTAATAATATCCGGATTGCGCGATATATCAGGCGTTAATGAACCGGGTGGGTCTAGAATAATGCGGCCATTATAGATGAATCCACCAGATGCAACTGGTTCTGATTGTGATGCAGATAACTGTTGTATGGATAGTATTTCATTAGTATATGGTAAAGTTATAATATCACCAGTTTTTTTAACAGTAGATTTATCAGTGTCTAGATACATGTTAATATTAATAACGTTAACACGTGGTCTAGCTTCTTGTCTTTTTTCATCGATAGCAATACTATATTTGTTATTATAAACATTGCCTAATGAGTGATCTTTGAACGGCTCAACAAAAATGCCATTCTTAAAACGGTTTTGACCAGTTTCATCGCTTCTTACATTTAATGAGTTAGTCGACTGTTCCAATAATGATAAAGAAGTATAGTATTCGAGTCTAGTTATTCTTTTATCGAGCTTGCCAATGTCAGACATTGTATAACGTCTTATCTGATAGACGTTTGTTTGCACAGAATAATCATAACGATTATATGTTCTAGCATCAGCAGGTGTTAAACTTGGGTAAGCAGGAACGTCTATCGTGCCGATAGTCATACTATTCGGTGGTTCAATCGGTGGAATAGGCGTAACAGATGATTTTCCTTCTACTATTTTTAAAGAACCATCTGATGTGAGTACAATTCTGTCTTTTCTTGGTAAATAATATGAAAGATCGGACTGAAAATTAGTATCTGGTGATGGTAAATATGAACCTTGCGACGGCACATATATAACTGCTGTGTTTGAAGGATCTAATGTAGCTGATGCGACTATGCTAGCAGTAGCATTGGCTGTAGCAACTGTGTATGGTCTAAAATCGACGCTGTCTCTTAGATCAATAGATACACCATTTTTCTTTGAGAAATACACGGGTATTTGTTGTGTTGTTATAGCATTTGTATTTGCCGTATTAGCATCATCAATCGGATATGAATTTGCTGTAAAGAATCCGCGTCCTTGCGAATCATCGACAGTAAAGTTATCAACACAAACTAGTAAGCTCGCATTTTTCTGCAATGTTTTATTACTAAAAATATATGCTAAATCATAATACGCATCTTTTTGACCCTTATCGATAGTAAAATCTACTAAACGATTAGGACTATTTACTGTAGCAACACCATCAGTATTAACATATACAGCATTCAAATTGATTACGTCTGGTATACCAAGACACCACGGACCCACGGTGCCAGCTGGATTAGTATTTGCTTGAATTTTTATGTAAGTATTTTTTCTTAAGACTTTTTTCTGTGCAACAGTCTGTTTTCTAAGAACATCAAAGTATACAGATACTGTTAAGCTTGAATTAACGGTTTTATTTAAGTTAATAGTAGCCAAAGAAGTTGTTGCCGTAATATCACGATTTGTACCAATGAAATTTATCGGAAGACCTGCGGGATATTTTGTTTGATGTACTTTTCCTGAAGCAGTTGTTGTAAACGCCGAATCAACTGACAAAGAAACGTTATTGGTAATACTAATAATTCTACGAGTTTCAGTATTAGCATATATGAAATCACCAATGTAATAATCGGATAAAAACGAAGTAGAAGTTCCAGTTATTGTTGTAGATGTGCTAGAAACAGCTACTGTTCCGCTGTTATTAGAAGAATATCCGTTCGTAGTAGGTATAACTAAAATTGTTCTTTCTAATTCAGCTTTAGCTGTAGTGTTAAATTCTTCTGATCCCGTACCAGCGGCAGTCGGCGCAGCAACAGTGACGGTTGAACTACCAGATGAAAAAGTGGTGTTTGATCTATTTCTATAAACGAATTGAGATGTGCTCGAAAATCCATTACTTGTTAAAGATTTTTGACCAAACGGATGAATCATAATTTCATTTGTGCTATCTTGAATAGCGGCTATATCAGCAGCAGTAGTAGCATTCTTAGTTAAAATAATGTCGGCTACAGCTTTTACACCAGAAGAATAGTAAATGATTGATTTAGCATCATTTATATTTTTACCGGGTAACATAGTAACGTTAAACAGATATATTTTATAAAGAGCATCAGGCGAACCAGGTGAACCGGATGTATACGTAACACCCCTACAATACGCTGTACCAATCTTGGTAGTAGAAGAGTATGAAACATCCAAGAAATTTCTGTTTGTTATTGCAGTTTTAGCTGTATTGTGTAATTCCAATTGCACGATGGTATCATTATTAAAATCACCACAGAATTCTTTTACATCAAAATAATACCCGTAATTTTGAGATACTATTTGCCCAGTGATAGAAGCTGTATCGATACCCTTTCTAATATCTGAAATATTAGAATTAATAAACTCTACGCGGTATCCCTTAACATAAGCTATACCTTTAGATGTAATCAGATTAAGATGTGTTGAATAGTTTGCATCATTTGAATTTTTATTAGAAACAGAAAATAAGAACGGATTAATTACATAATCACCGTTTGTTTCATATGATCTCTCGGCCATTTGTTTGCCGAGCGCAGCCAGCTGCGGATCATTTTTTAGTGTTATTGGATATCCGGATACAAAATCACACAACGAAAAGAAAGTATTTGAGTAAGTAGTATCATTTGTTGTTTTGATCGTGAGTGTAGGCGCCAATTTTAATCTGCTTGCGCCGGGCGCTCTATAATTTGGCGAACCAGCAGCATTATCATAGAGCGATGAATCCGTTTCAGCCGTTACAACCAATTCTTCAACGCCAAAACCAACGGAGACGTTGTTTGGACTATTATCATACTTACTTACTACTACAGTTTGTGGCTCAACTCTAACAAAGAAGCCATTCATAAAAATGACACCTTCAGTGGTAGTTAACGCATAACCTTTACCTACTGAAGAAGTAGCTGAACTTGATGGGGTAGCTACTGTAACATCACCGATATAAACATTAGAAGAAGATGTTATAGTTATATTTTCATTATTAGAATATACTTTTTGCTGTGAACCACTCGGTAAAGTGACCGAGTTTAAGTACTTAATATAAAGCGTGTTTAAATCTGGTTCATCAGACTGTAATCCAGGAACAGTATTAACGACTATAGCTTGTAGATTAGAAGAATTTTTAATAGTGCAACCAACGAAATCACTCAATGAAGATATAGCATAATCGTTAGCGTAGTTATCATTAATTTTTACATAATCATAATTTCTATCAAAAGTGAATACACATCCCTCTACTACGGAACCTTCTTTAAATATAAACCTACCAAACTTATTGATCTGATCTTGAAGAATAGTTTGCATTTGATTGAGCTCGCGGGCCTGTACAGCTGCAGCGGGCTTATATAATACTCTATAAAAATTCTTAGTTTGATCATAATCATCAAAATAGGGGGAGCGTGATAGGTCAAGTTTTAGTACCATGTGTTCCTCTAGAATTTAATAACGAGTCTAAATTGGTCTTGTGAAGTTCTTGTTCTAGTAACTGGCTCTACATTTTCTATGTATATAACTTCACCGGATTCTCTTATAAGATTAGGATAAGTTATTAAATCACTTAGAGTACAAACACCAAATGCCCCCGAATTTTGTCCAGTTATATTATTAGCAGCTGCTTGAAACTTATTAGATCCATCTACATCACTCAATACGAGTACAGGACGAACTTCACTTATTACAGCTGTTGATCCCAAACCATTATTTATATAGTTTCCAGCAGTAAATAACGTGCTGTTACTGACGCCTGTTAATTTTATATATGTGCTGTTTGCAAATAGTGCGTAACCATTTGCACCCGTATCTGTATTGTAAATCAACTGGCTGTTACTAAATGTTCCTGTTGGAAGAGCTATAACAAGATCTAATTCATCGGTAGTAGATATAACGCGACCATTCGCACCACTAACATCTTGAGTAACATACTCATATTTTTGGTAAGCGCCCGTATTAGACATTAATGTAATACGTGCGGTTTGATTGAATCTCTGGCCAAAATTTTCCGAAGTTTCGTGTCTGCCGTTTGAAGTGTAGATTGATACGACATTAGCATATGCGTTCGAACTAGAATCGTATATAGTATCATTAACCACAAACTGACCATACACGTTAGATAATTTTATCTGAGTATTTGATATGATTTGTACTATTTCACCGTTAGCTCCAGAACCAAGCTCAGAAATAATTTCTGAAGTTGATCCAAGAGTAAATCTAACAACAGCCGCGTTAGCTATATTAGCTGTTGAGTTTGAAGATAAACCCAGTAATACATTATGAGGTGAAGCGTTAGTAAAGGTTCCGGAAACGTTTTTTAATTCTAAATAAGTTGAATTTGAATATACAACAATGCCGGCTGCGTTGGTGTACGGTGCAATTGCGTTATTAGGAGAATTAATAACTATCTCGCCGTTAGCAAAAGAGTTGGTCAAATTATTGATAATAAGCTTAACACGATCAAAGCTATCTAAATTAATTAAAACATCATCAAACTTTGGATTGTGTATTATACCAACTCTTCTAAAAGATCCATAAGAAGGAAATACTAAACTTTCAGTAATTGAATTAGCAAAATTAACGGTGATACCAACGTATCTTGCACCAAGTTCTGTAATAGGATCTTTACCATGACCCAATACCGGTGAAATAATAGGTGTTACATTCGCGCCGGAACCGTGCGTAGAATTGGCGTAGATATTAATATCTGCTTTAGTATAACCTGAACCAGGATTTAACATTACAACATTTATTATGGAGTTTCCACCACCGAGAGCAGTATTGACTACAGCATAAGCTTTGGCGTTTGAACCATCACCAACAATTTTTACAGTTGGTCCTATAACATACTCTGTTAATCCGTTAGGAACAAGATCTTGAGACACGATCGTAGCATTGCCAGTTTCAGAACTATTCAACGAAAAATGAACTTGCTGACCGGTGACAAAAGCACTAGACGGTGAACCAAGTGTTATATTTGGATAACTTGCTATTAGATCTACGTTTGAGAGTAGAAGTGAACTATCGCCGCGCATAAACAGATTAGTACCCGTAGTCCATGATCCATTAACATCAGAAAGAACAACAGATGACAAATTAGCATATGCAACTATACCATTTGCGCCCTGATTAACATTGGCTTGATTAACGAGATTAACTTTTTCGCCGACAGTGAATGTTTTTCCTACAATAGAAGAGTTGCTAATATTGATCTTGATGCCGCTTAAATTGTAATCTACAACATAACCTTGTGGTTGTTTCTTAGTTATAGAAGATGGTTCAGAGACACTAGTAGTCATTGAATAATGATTAGCAGATGTTAAATTAACAGTAAAATCTAAATCAACACTAAGTGAAGTGTTTGTAACAGCAGTAACACGTCTGATGTTAGAATTAGCATCATTACCGATTCTAATGTAGTCACCAACTGAATAAACACCCTGTAAAGAATTCGTCAATGAGTGTCCAGTCTCAGAACTAGTACCATTGGCTGTAATGTTTATATTAGCACCGCTAAGAGTAGATGATAATGTTAACCCAGTAGTATTTGTCCAAGCTACATAATAAAAAGTATTATTAGTTAGACCTGGAATAACAGTATTTCCGGAAGCAGTCTTATAAAGAACTTGATCACCATTAGCAAAAGCTGTAGCAGACGTCCCGAGATATATGAAATCATTGGAAGATTGAACGTATTGGGAATTAGATCCAAACGTTACAGAAAAAGAATTAACACTGTTAGCAGAAGAAGTACTACTTATGTTAACTTTACCGTTTTTCTTTGTGCCAGAATCTGTTGTTGATCTTAAAGGATAATTGAGAACAAATTCTGTTTCAGTAGTTCTAGCTACAGATATAGCAGCACTATTAACTGTTAAAACTTTACCAGTAGCATCGCTATAAGTCTGAACTATAGTATCACCTATATTAAAGTAACCTTTAGTGTATAAAAGCTGTATAGTGTCAATCTTTTGATAAACTAACTCACCTTCAACTAAAGAACCTACTACGTCTTTAAGTTCCAAGTGAGTAAAAGTATCAAAAGGTTCAGATGAAGATACATTCAATCTCTTATTTGTGCCGTTGTACGTTTGTATTTCTCTTATCTGTCCGGATCCATAACCAGATTTCAGATAGATCGATGAATTTACGTAAAAATTATCATATATGGATGAAGTATTAGGTAATTGAATAGTTCTATTATCAACAAAAGCTTGAATATATCCAGTCTCGTAAGCTTTATAATTACTTCCGCCATTTGTTATGACAATTGAATCAATTGTTCCCATAACAGCATTATTAGAAACGTCACTATTGGCTGTTACGGGAATATATTGATTGCTAGTAAATTTTGTATTTGCGCTGTTTGAAACTTTATACATAAATTTCCAAACATAACCATCTGCGGTGATGAAAGTGCCTTCTGTTGATGTTAGTGATGGTCTAACAGTAGATTGCGCGCCTTTATTGTTATTAATACACTTATAAACTTCATAATTATCATTCATTACGTAAAATTGTTTATCATAAAGACTCGGATCGTCTTGATTGTATCTGGCATATACGGTCCCAGACGTCCAATTAATACGCGGAATCATATAAGAAACATCATCAGTATTAATGAGTTTACCGTAAAGTAAATCATCGTATATTGTTAACTCATACTGATTAACAGAACCATTTGCAGCTAAGACTGCTGTATCATCATCACCACCAGTGTTGTTAGCCCATGGCTGGGGTCTGCCAACGAAAACATAATAAGAATTTCTCGTATCTCTGATATCAGCAATAAACGAATCGATCTGATTAATATAATGATTTACGGTTAAAATACTCATTCTATTCCCTAATACAATTTTTGTGAGTATTTATAGTCATAATTAACTACTTGTAAAAGAAAATGATTTTACGACTGATGTATTACTCTCAATATAATCTTTTATTTGGAACATACCAAATAGCGCTATACCGGCTGGATGTACTAAATTTCTTACTAAAGATTCATATTTTTCTATCATTTTTCTTGATTGTATTTGATACGAATAATCTTGATAGAAATTTGAGTCTTGCACGTAATTTATGTCATCTAAAAACCCGCGACTATCTTTCCAATAACCGGTACCTACTCCTCCAATATCGACTATTGACTTACCGGTTAATACAACTTGATTGAGACCATTAGCAGAATTTAGAGTAACAGTCTCGCCGTTATTATAGCCAAACCCAGAATCTACGACTTCAACAGCAGTTATGATTCCTTTAGCATTCGTGGCTATAGCATTAACATAAGCATTATGACCCTTAAAGCCACCTAAACCGTCTGGTATGTTCAAAGATTCAATATCCGGTTCAATAATATCAACTATAGGATCATTACTATATCCTGAACCTGGGTTGATATGTGAAAGATACGTAATAGTACCAACTTCAAGTAATTTATAAGTTAAAACTTCATATAACGGCGTGTCTAAATTATCTAGATACGGAAGTCCAGCTGTCCAAGAAGGAAATTCCCAGTTAGTATTACGCGTCACAGCTGTTATATTAGCTGTAGCACCTGAATAATTATCAGTTATGGTTTTTGAAGGAATGAAATAACCATTAACATAATTAACTGTTATAGAACTAGTATTACTAGTAACTATAATGCCGTTGCTTACTATCGTACTTTTTGGCCAAACAGTATTAATTGTAATTACGCTGTTAGTAACGTTTGATACCAGTGTTATACCAGAAACTAAATTAGCAGAAGATAGCATTGAATCATTAGCTGATGTTAACCAGATAAGTGATTCTTCTGATCTATACGCGTATAAGTTGGCTATACCAAGAGCGCTGTTTGATAGTCTCTCACCGCTTTGAACATAAGTAATAGTCTGTGTTGAACAATCAAGAATTACTACATTCGCTGTTGAGCTTACAGTATTTCCTGCGAGCGAAAAATTATTAGTTAAAGCGTTTATAGCTACGTTAACGCCCGACGATGTAAAATCAAGCGTTGTAAGTTTATAAGTATTAATAATATCAGTATTATAATAAAATATTTCTTTATTAGTTAAACCGCCGACTCTAAAAGACGCGCCAGTTCCACCAGATGATACATTAACAGACGTTAAACTGTTTGTTGCTAGAGATAACTCACCGACAACTTCAACATTTGAAGCAGTTGTTGAAAATGCTCCCGTAACACCAGTTAATATAGCAATTGTTGAGTTTGATGAATACACCGTACCAGTTGCAGTATTTGGGCTGGATCCAGAAGCAGTCTGATATACAGTCTCACCGACTCTGAATGAATCACCTTTATCAGTATAATTTATCGTAGTGTAATTTGGATTAACTGTGACTATAGCGTTTGTTGAAAATCCAGACCCACCATTGAGAAGAGTAAAAATAACTTTACCGTTCTCATCACGTGTAGAAACAACTCGGGCCTTTCCGTCAGAACCTGCACCATCAACGTTAAGCGTATCTCCCGGTTCAAACCCGTATCCACCATTTGTAATGCTTATGGCAGTCAACGAACCAATAATTGTTGGTGCGTTATCAAATGTTATTTCTTCTACTTGATCACTGTATATCTGTTCACCGTATTGAAATGCACCCTGAATAGATGACAGATATATTACATTAATGACTCTATTCTGTTCAATCTTCTCAGTTACTGACTCAACTACAGCAGTTGCATTACCCGATGAACTTCTTATTTGATTACCAACAAGTTTATATAAGTAAGGATTGCCAGTAGTTTCAATGTATTTTGGAATCGTCCACACACCATCGGATGGCCTTAATAGGTGCTGACCAGGAAAATAAAGACTTATATCTTCATCAAATACCATTCTAAAGAGAAGTTCATAAGCTCTCTTTGTACCTTTAGACCTATATAAATCTAATATGTGTTTTACTAATTTTCTTTTATCAGCCAGTAAAGATTCTGGAATTTCTGATACATACGTATTTAAGAAATATTTTACAAATTCATCTGCTGTAGTATCAATATCAAAATATTCTGGTAAAGATCTAGTTTTTGTTACTACATCGCCAGTAGTAGATTCAAGCCATTCGTAATAAGCTTGAACAAACGATACAAAAACAGGACCATTCTCTTGATAGAAACTAGGAAATTGCTGCGCGATGTGTGATGAGATGAACTTAGTAAGATCAGTCATTACACACTCTCAATGGTTATTGCAATTCCGTTGGCTACATCAATTTCTATAACATCATTCTGCTTAGCAAAAACGTTCTGCTCTTCTGCTATAACATAAAATTCTATACCTTCACTATCTTCAAAGCTATTAATAATAATGTTATTGATAGAAACATTACCGTTAGTATAATCAATTGTTCCAATCAAACTATAAGTTTCTTTACCAACAGTAGTTACATCTTTTAGATATAAATTGCTAGAATTATTGATTACATTTAAACCCATGCTAGTCTGTGTTAATGTTAGTGTGTTATTGTTGGGATTATAATCAGTAAAACTATACAATCTACCGTTTGTTGAGAATATTGAAGAGTATAATGAACCGGTCTTAATTTTATTTCTAAAATTAACAGTTATAGATTCGCTCAAATTTAAAGTGGGCGTACTTATTTTTTTAAGAATTACGTCTACTTCATTTGAAGAAATAGAAGTATCTGAGTTATTAATATCTTCTAGAAGCTGAGAATACTTAAATTCTGTATCAAAGCTTTCTAAATAATTATTATTAAAATCTATAACAGTGTTTTTAACAGATGTTGTGATATCGGCCGGTGACTTTATAGTACTAGAACTCTTATACTTTACTAGTATGTTTAGTTGTAGATAAAGTATATCGGGATCAACGAACGCGGGAATTAATCCAAGCGTCATTCTTTCTTTTAAAAATACTTCTATTTGATACTTTTCTGAATCAGTTAAAGCATAACCAGATTGTGTAACCGGGCAAACGTATACTTTACCGAATCCAATTTCGTCTGTAGCAGTCTCGCCGCCGTATACGTGTACATCTTTTACTGATGGAAAATGCTGCAGTATAAGTGTTTTAAAGTCGCTGGTGGTGATAGCTCTTTCTTGAGTCTGAAACCACTTTGTAGCGTTTTTCTTTATCTTGTCAGTAGTTTCACGCTCAGAGCCACCGGCAGACATATCTACTACATCTATGTTTGGAATAATAGCTGATCCATAACCATTATATGAACCCAAATTATCTACGAGTGTAAATCCTTTAGCACCGTTGCCTATATCACCGCCAGTGAGACGATACGTTACTTGAATAAGCGCGCCGTCCGTTGGTTTTCTTCCAATGATATCATCACCGAAAGTTAGCTCATACAAATCGTTATCTGCAGCTTGAATAAAAAACACGTTAGAAGTATTCGCTACGTTAAAGTAACTCGTAGCTTTAATGAATTCTGAATTTGATTGGCCGTTGTTTTCTGATACTAGAACATACACACTATCAGTATCAAGAGTATCATTTGAAAGAATAAATCTTTGATTGATTACACTATTATCTACTATAAAACTTTCAGTTACGTTTGTTCCTTCATAAATTTTTAAATTTTCTGCAACGAAAGTATTACTAGAAGGATAAAGAACTACAGACTCATCAGTGACAAAAGTAAATGTACTATTTGAATTTTGACCAGAAAATCTAGTTCCTCGTGGAATCTCAAAAACATCCAGCCCGGATTGCGCAAATGTGCATGTTATTGAAGCTACGGCTGATCTTCTGCTGGTCGGTAAATAATTGAGAGTTTTAGCGTGTGATATCACACTGTTTCTTAACTGTGCTGAATCAAGAAACATTTCAGACGCTATCATATTTAAATAGTATGAATTTAGATAAGTGTTGTACGCTAAAACATCTAGCAATACGGAGAAGTTTGATCCTTCAAAATCATAATCAGAGAATATCGCTTGATTCTTAAGATACTGCTTAAGATTATTTTTGATAGTGTCAAAATCTAATGATACTAGACTTATTGAAGTGTTTGCCATTATTAGCGCGCTCTTTGTAATGATACGTATAAAGTTTGTATTCCAGTTATATTTATCACATTGTATACGATCGTTACATTAACATAATTATTATCAGCGTCTAAATCAATACGAACATCTTGCAAATTCACGCGTGGTTCATTATCGGTTATAGTTTTCTGTATATGATATTTGATGTCATTGCCGATAAACATGTCATCTAATTCAAAGAGAGATTTAAAAACGTTAGAACCAATATTCGGTTGATATAATCTCTCGCCGTAATTAGTATATATCAAATTTTTTAAAGATTGTTTAATAGAATCGGCGTCTGTAATTCTACCGAGATTACCGGTTACAGGATGAGCTACAAAATCTGTGAAGAAATCAGAAAATGTATCTCTTTTTACTTCATCTAATTTTCTAAAAAAATCTATTCTAGTTGTGGCCATCTAAAACTCTTTAATTATTATTTATATTGAAACGAAAAGTTTAGGATAAGCACTAACTATAATATTATCAGAAGTGTATAAACTGCCAATCATTCCTACACCCCGACCGTCTACTTTAAGCTTAGTAGAAGCCAAAGTCATTACAGAAACATCTGGCCCGCAACCAACAAACGGGTGTGGGCCGACCAGGTCACCCTGTAACGCGACTGGTATACCACCAACAAGAAGTTTTGAAACACTTGGCCCCGTAACAGTCATCATTGGGCCGGCACAAAATTTACCTAAACCTGTTAATGAAAATACTGCGTCTGCGCCGTTACCTCTAGCAACTGCTGGCATTAATAATCTCCCTGTGCTATTAAATTCTGGAACCGAGTAATACCATGACTATATTCCCAAACAATATTCTGAGGTGTTGATAAACTCGATGGACCGCCAGTATAATTTACAGTAAAATCATGAGTTATTGTAGCTACCGTAACACTCGGTGGGGTCCAACCAACGATAGCTAACCATTGTGTGTTGGGTGTGTTATATGGAAGTGTTCCCACTGTAAAATCATTCTTTAAAAAAGTATAAACTTGATTAAAAACGTTAGTCGGAGTTCCACTCACTCTAATAACACTATTACTCACTTCATTGACTGATAGACCTTCTACATTTGGAGTAAAACTAAAAACAACATTT